TTCCAAAAGAAGCTTTTACATTATCTGGGAGGAGTAAAGTATCAGCAGACTCGTCCCATAACATATACCTACCAGAAGTGGCCCCAAAGAATTTAACGTCGTGTCCTGTGTCATCTACTCCGACTGTTAATGTTCCCCTTTGGACAGAACCATCTGCTGAAGTGTCCCATAACCAATACCTACTAGCAGTATCACCAAAAAACTTGACATCATAACCTGTGTCATCGACACCAACAGTGATCGTAGAGTTAAACTGCGAGGCTCCTGCTTGAGTTAACGCGCCATCTATGGCAGCAGCGCCTGTAACTTCAAGAGTTCCAATCTGAAGGTCAGCCAGAGCATCAACAACGGCTGCGCCTGAACCTGCGCCATCACAGTAGATAATTGCGTTCTTACCGTTTTGGACGGTGACGTTTGCGCCTGAACCCTGACTTAGGATAAGGCTATAAGGACCACTAGATCCTGAATCAGTAGTCGCGTTTTCAATAATAAAATAAGCTGGTGCCGTATTTGGGGCTATTGTAACCGTACAATTTGAATCCAAAGCTCCTGTGAATTTAATCATACGGTACATGCCGTCCTGAAGGTTCTCGGTCCCTGATCCAGGAGAGGCTTCTCGAACAGTCAAAGTAGCCGTATCGGCATTTGTTGTTATGGCTACTGCCTTGTACGAGGCCAGCCTGTCCACGATGTCCCAGTTATGGTTTGAGGTCGTACCCCATGTTCCAGATTGCTCACCAGTCGCAATTTTTTCAAAACTAAAACCAGTTGTGTATGTTGATGCCATAATCTTTTCCTATGCCGCTATTTTCGTCCAGTTAGGGGTTTGTGTCGTACTGACCGAAGACCAGCCGGGGGTTTGTGAGGTATCAATAATCCCCCATACCTGAGTACCGCTGGTTTCGGCAGTACCTTCAACGCCTGTGGGAGTAACGCTAGTTGCGGCGCTGGCTGTAACCGTTCCAACACTTCCTGTGCCAGCAACGCCCGTAAGCGTGATATCGCTGGTTCCTGTAATCGTAACAGAACCAAGTGCGCCCGTACCAGCAACGCCCGTGGGAACAACGCTAGTTGCGGCGCTGACTGTAACCGTTCCGACACCACCCGTGCCAGCAACGCCTGTAACCGTTGCCGTAATACTAGGTGTAACTGTGACAGAACCAACGGCTCCTGTACCAGCGACACCCGTCGCCGTGACTGTACCTGTACCCGTAACCGTGACTGAACCGACACCACCCGTGCCAGCGACCCCTGTAGGAACAACATCAACGCCTGTGGCAACGCTAACTGTACCAACGGCACCCGTACCTGCAACGCCCGTAACGGTAACGCTAATACTTGCTGATGCAGTAACTGTACCAATGGCACCCGTACCCGCAACGCCTGTGACATCGACGGAAATAGGAGAGCCCCACGTTCCAGCGCCCCAAGTACTACGTCCCCAGCCTGTGATGTTTGCCAAATCATTATCCCTTACGCAATTCTAATAATCGCTGTACTCGCACCAGCGGCAGGGAACGCTATCGTAAACGTACCAGCAGTACTGGTTTTGTTTCCGCCAAAATCAAGCGCACAGACAGCTTTATCACTGTTTGTGTCGTTATAAATCAAGGCACCCCTAGCAGTAATAGTAGCGGTTGTGAAACTAAGATCAGCAAAGTCCGTATATCCAGTGGTTCCGGCAGTTGCCGGATCTACATTAGTTAATGCACTTCCTCCAGCAGAGTAACTGCCGCTGTTAGCAACTTCACCCGTAGTGGTATAAGCGGTTGTGGCTGCACCCAATGTGGCAGTAGTGGACGATTTTCCTCCTCCACCTATGGCATATAGGGCCAGTTTAAAGCTGTTTCCGCCAGAGGCATCAAAATCATGGGTGGCAGACAATAGTTCACCCTTGAATGATGTACACATAGCTGTTGTAATTGCCATATCATAAACTCCTTAAATTTTTTGCCAGTTCAGAATGACCAGCTTCCCGTAATCTGGCAGCAACCGTAGCCCTGTCCTGATCTACAGCATGTTGCATATAATACATTATAACTCCATGAACGGTGTTTTTAAAAGCCATTGCTTGCTCTCGAATAGGTTCTGGAGCGTCTTCAGCTACATAAAGTATCTTGTCTACCGCCATCTGAGCAGCTTCTTCTACCGAAAGCCCTCTATTGTCGGTTGTAGTGATAGAAACCTTTCCCAGGGAAATTGAAGCATCTATTTCAAACATTTACCGCCTCTTTCAATGCAACCACCTTGTCGTGTCTGCCATACAAAATAGGCTTATCCACGGGTTCTGGAGGCGTTGTTTCTGACTTTTTGGTCACTGTCAAAGAACCGTCTTTAATAAGCATAACAAGAGGATCGTCTAGTCTGTGGTATCCGTAAAGCTTTTCCTCGTCTGGAACATTTGTATCTAAAAGTGATGAATCCTGTGCTACTTCTACTTTCATTCCACGGGCAACCGCCGCTGAAAGCCAAAATTCCGTACAAGCCCGTCCAGCTTCTGCCATAACAAGGTTGGATTTATACGAATAATCAAGCCCGTATAGGTAAAGCTTCTCAACTTTATGGTGAATAGCAAAAGCTATGGCGTAAGGAACCGTATTATTAAAATAGCATAGCCCCGTATCCTTAACCACTTCTTCAAGAGGGTAAAGAACGGCACCTGGAACTCTTTCGTCCAGAGTGCATGTGTATATTGGTCCGGGATGCGCTCCAAGTATTTTACGAAGGGCTTTGGTTTGGGAACCTGCGTTTTCCGTATCCAGAAACCTTGATGCTGGGTCCATCATAAAAACACGATCATGTTTTATAGGAGCCATCATGGAATTAATTGCCCACACTTCATCAAAGCTTTTGCCGTTGGCTACAGAAGAAGTAAATGTTCCTTGTGTACTTCCAAGCCCTACAATAGCTACATGCGCTCCTTTTAAACTTTCTCTCATTGCACAGGAATCCTTAGCATTTAACATTAGTTTACAGGTCTCCTTAACCTATCATACCTGTACTCATCTAGAGTCTGCTTTCCTTCGCCTAAATTTTTCAACCATTGAAGGGCCTCTTGGAATCTTCCGTTATATAAGGCCATCATGTCTTGCTCCCCTTTCATAAAAGTATATGCCTCGACAAGGGACGCATAAAGCAAAGCCAATTCAGCATTATCCCCGAGCCAAGTAGTTCCACTAGAGGCTGTGGTAATAGATTCAGGCCTAAAAAAGTAGTGTAACTCTACATTTAAACTACTGCTTGGAGTTGGCGCTATCAGAAAAGTGCTATCATCCCAATCCCCATAATAAAGAGGAATTCCTGTAGTAGCCGGATTTGGAGTATAGTCTTGTAAGAAAGTTACATGTTTATACAGTAAGAACTCGTTTTTCGAGCTGTTTATGACACTTAAAGAGTACGGAGCTAAGAAATCGGTTGGTTTAGTAAGAAACTTGACTGAACTGGTCAGGTTTCCTTCAACATTTTTACGAAACACATCTAATTGGCATTCTTTTAAAATACGCTCTTCAGCGTTTAAAATAAACCTGCTCAACTGACTTACAAAAGTCGTCTCGGCGTTATCTGTATAATCCTGGATAGCTGTCTTTAGAGTAGTGAAAGTATATGCCATATTATGCGCTCAGAGTTACTGGTCCAGCGGTAGCAATTTCTCCGCCCCCATCAAGGTTTCCAGTGGTGGCAGTTCCACTACTGGCAGTAAAAGTATACCGGTCATCATTTACTTTAGTAATAGAAAAACCTCCTGAAGACTCTATTACAGCTTCTGTAAAACCATCAAAAGGTAGTACAGTACGGAAGCGTACCGTGTCCCCAGTGCTACGTCCATGGCCCGGTTGCGTCACAGTTATAACGGCACTTCCGGAAGAACCTGACCTAAAAGGGTTTCGTTCAAGAAGAACCTCAACTGCTGGCTCAGTTCTATCGGGTCGTGCGTCCCGTAAAGCTTGTGGATCTGCTGCAATCTTTGGAGCATTTAACTGAGGCTGCTTTGCTTCCCACTCATCCTTCCCTACTAAGGCTCCTGTCCATTCCTTTCTCATGTCTCTTTTTTTATAGGCAGCTCCAGAACGATCAGATATTCCTAAAGCATGTCTATCTGAAGCATAGGTAGGCATTTAAACAGCCCTCAAAGAAGCTGCTGTTGGAACCAAAATCAACGGAACTCTGTCTTGATCCTCGGTAGCCGCTCTGTCAAATTCTTCTTCATAGATACCTTTTAACAACTGAACTCTATCCGGAGCCTTTTTAAGTGACATATAATAAGCCAATCCCGCAGTTAGGCACGGATAAAATCGGAAAGGTACTTGAACTGTGTTTACCGAGGTATCCGCATCATCAATTCGGACTATACGGTCATAAATTATCTGATCTGTATTATTTTCAGGAGAGGGCCATATCTTAAATAAAGGTGTTATTTGACGGTCTACATAAAACTGTATAGGCCTACCCGTTGTCGTTTTGTCAGGAATTCTAAGGAACTGATCCCTTCCAATTCTTTGAATGGATATATCTTGATCGCTTCTACGAACTACAGCAGATAAAATGTCCACTGAAGCCTGTACGTTGGTGAGAGAAGCGTCCGAAGTTACTGTAGTAGTAGCTGCGCTAGAAGAGCCTGTTATAGTTTCTGTGGCTGTGAAAGAGCCAGAAGGAATAGTTAGTGTCATTGTAGTAGAAAGTGGTTTGGTTATGACAGAAGCCGTAGTACCACTTGTCCCTCCAGTGATAGTTTCACCTATAGTAAAACTACCACTGTCAGCTACAGTAAGGGTTATTGTTCCTAGTGGATACGAAGTAACTCCAGAAGCAACTGTTTGAGTAACTTGCTCAACAGTCCATCTGTTCAAACCACGATTGGCCCAATCTGCAAAAAGAAGGTTTAAAGATCTACGTGCAGTTCTGGCATCGTATCCGGTACGAAGTTCCAAACCACATCGTTCAAATGCTTCTTCTATATACTCTGCTACATCAGGCTCAAAATCTTTCGATCCAGAAACAGCCATGCTTAAAGACTCCTGTCATCCAACTAGAATCGACCTGAGAGCTATGAATAATTGACCAAGAATCAATAAACCCACACCCAACAAAATACGATTAATGTTGTTTATAGATAATTGTATATGATGCAAATCGTTGTTTTTGAGATTGTCCACCTTCTGAGAAATAAGCTTTAAATCTCCTCTAACCTGCACAATATCCAGCTCATTTTTCCTGTCTAATGACATTTTAGAACTGCTTTAAACAATATACGACTACAGAATAAGTGTCTCCACTAGTATGGCCTACAGTTGTAAACTGTATGTCTCCGGTCTTTCCCCCGGAGGCAGCGTTATTTGGAAGACCGCTAATATCTGAATAATCTAAAGTATCAGAGTAATCTGCGGGAAGCTCCAAGGCAATGACATCAGTAGTGGCATCCCAAAGTATTTTTACACCCATTCCTACGGTAGAAAAAATAACTTTTTGCAATGTCACACCAGAGCAGCTTGTTCCATCTTGGTTAGAAGCTAACTCAGAAACATCTACTTTTGTCACTGCGGCTTCACCAGTGCCATCACTTGTGTTGCTACAATAGATGACAGCAGTACGGTCTCCATCCACTATTGTGGTCGTTTTTACAGCATCAGCCATAATAAGCTCCTACCTATGCAACTTGCACATACTCAATGATGAAGGTGAAAGAACCTGCCGTGGTTGCATCTACCGTATTTGTAATATTGCAGTAAATGGTTCTCTCTGCTGACGCATACTGAACAGAAGCCGGGGCAGTAGTACCACTCTCAGTCTGAGTTACTAGCGTAGGCAAAGTCACATTTCCGAGTACTACCGTAGTACCACCATCAAGAATCTGGTCAGTAACAGCCGCAACGATCTGTGCGCCAGAACTAGTAGTCCCAACTTCGTAGCCAATATCGCCCGTCCCAATAACTGGAGCCGTGGCACAGAATATCTTGATATTGGTTATGATAGTATTAGCTGGTTGCGTGAACTCACCAATAGCAGGACTATCACCAGCCGTGGTGTTTACAGTGACACCAGTAACGATACCAACATGCTTGATAAATTTATTGACAAAGATGCCTGTAGATGCTTGGGAAGAAGTCTCAGTGACAGCTCCCGTTGCTTCGGCAACGTTAATAACTTTAAACCCGTTTTCAGAACGGACGGGACCGTTAAATGTTGTATTAGCCATAATACAGTTCCTTCTTACAAAGGTTATGCCCTAGTGTCTTGTAAGCGTCTGCTGGGCCAGTCGCTAGGGCTTATTAATCCCAGAAAAAGGGGAGAGACAAGCTCCCCCCAGTCCCTTTACGTTATGCTCCAGGTGACCCAAAGATACCGCGAGGATCTGACCAGCCAAACGCATAGCGTTCACGGGCCTTGTACCTCACATTTCCTGTATCAAAATCACCTTCCATGGAAGTTTTTACAGAAGTTCTGTTAAAACCTTTCATGCCGTTTGGAGCATCCGTGCGGATGAACCAAGCATCAGTGTCAGTTAAGAAATGGTTCACAGTGTAACCCTGTGGAAGCATTCCCATGTTGCGAACTGCATTGATGTCATTATCAGCAGTTCCGGTTCGTAGTGTTGATTCCAAAAGACGATCAGAAGTAAACTGAAGTTCTTTTGGAACGATTAGTTTTTGACCTTTGACAGCCACTTTCAATCCACGCTCATCAACAAAACCAGCGATATCAATGAGAGCTTGCTCAAGGCTAGTCTCATTTAAATCGGCTGCTGTTGAAAGCTCGTTTCTGAAAGTACTTCCGCTAACAAGTGGATGGTCCGTAGCACAAAGCTCCTTCGCATCTCCTCCTGTATACGTGCTGTCAAATGCATTGTTAAGAACCGCAGCGGCCTTGACTTCTTTAGTCTGACTCATACTACGTGCCAACGCTCTCGTATACCGAGCAGCTAGTCGATCATAAAGATTATCTTCGATAGCCTCCTCAGTTATGGAGAATGCAAGTGCAATAGTCTCCATGGTATACCGAGCTGTGAAAGCTTCTTGTGCATCGTCATAATTGACGGCAGTGCCTTCACTTTTCGTTGGTGCAGTTCCGAATCCACTGAGCATAACTTCTTCTTCAAAAGCGCGATCTGAACTCTCCATTGTGAAGATTTCAGAATGCTCTCTGTCATAGTTATCATACTCAAGACCAAACAAGGCGTTTAGGCCGGGTTCCAACTCTTTTACGAGTTGCGCTCTACTAATAGCCATTTTTCAACCCTCCTATACGCCAGTAGTTGAAGGTGTACCAGCTGCAATAGCACCGTTATTACTATTGAAGTGGTTATTCAACCTGACAATGGCACCGATGCCAGCCGCAGAGAAGTCGGAGTTAGCGTCATCTTCTAACCAACCCATTATTCTCATTTGGAGTGCAGCGGTAGTTGCAATCGTACTAATTGCCAACCGCCCAAGAGATAGGCCTGTAGCATCAGTCCCTGTAATTGCGGTTGAAAAGTTGGCGTTTGCAAAAACTGCGGCGCGAGCCGTAGCCTTGCTTGTCCATGACGCATCCGTTGCAATTACATATAACTGCATTGGATCATCATTTACATACGCCTTGATCGGGTGGTTACTATCTGCCCCAGAACCGGGCCAGTAGTTACTCCACGTAGGCTTTCCAGTGGTACTCGCAACGTATTCACAACCTTGAAAGACACCTAGCAAACCAACTGTTCCACCGGCTGCTGCCCCAGGGACATCTATAAAGCCGGTGCTTAGTGGAATCACGGGTTCGCCGTGATAAAACTTGCTAGTATTGCCATTGGCAATTTCATACATCGAGTAGTTGGACAAACCTGTGGAGTTTGCTGCGCTTCCCATCTTGCTGATGGGGCGCAAACCAAAGCTTCCATTGGTATTTGCCATTTTTTGCTCCTCAAAGCAAAGAGTTAATACAATGAGTCCTATTTATTCTTAGGACCCCCAAAAGTAATACGCGATTGACGTTCAGGTTTCTGAATTGCCATCGAGGGATGCTGACTTTCCTTCATAAGATCATTATCAACTGCTTGCATTGCATCTTCATTTTGCTGCACAAAATAGTCAGTTCTTTCCATAACAATCTCTTCTGGAATACGAGCCAGCAATAAGCCACCAACACCAAAGACACCTTCATAACGTCCAGAATCTATAGTAGGAGCTTCAAAGTCCGGGTACTCTTCTTTTCGTACCAGTTCCCAGCCTTCTCTAAGTCGGGCAGAAACATTTTTTCGGTCATCAAAACCTCTTACTTCAGCTCTGATCCATCTATGAACATAGCCTTCAGGTGGTTGCGGTGCGTCTAACAAGGACGGAGGTTGCCAAGGCTTGCGGCGTGGTTTTGCAGCCCTAGTCTTGGCAGCGCGAGAAGTCCTATCAGTAGTATTTTCCATAATAGTGTGCCTCTTCACGTCATATTGTGTTTATGTTTAGCGTACTCTTCTAGGGAAACCCCTAATTTTTTGGCAATAGCAACTTCACTTGGTGATAGTCTTACTGTTGCGCGACCAGTTCCGCTGGTACGAACGGCAGATGCAACTGTCTGTTGAGGACGGCGGCTCTCTGATACGGAAACTTCTCCATCAAACTTATGCGGAAAAGCCTCCCGAATTCTTTTATCAATCTCATCATAATATTCCGGAGCGCTTGTGTCAAAGCCCTCCTCTTCAACAAGTCGTTTATGAATTCCAAATGCTGCAAACGTCATTGCATCATCTTCTCCAAACCACTCGTTATTGGAAGCCCATTTGGCTGCTTTAGGGTCTGTTCTTACAGGAGGTGCTTGTTGTGTCTGAGGCGAAGGGCTTTGAGTATTTGATTGGGCTATTTTAGCCTGTCTCTCTTGCTCTATTTTAGCAGCTCTGACTCTTTCTTCTTCGATAGCTAGTTGAGCAACCTTTTTATTTAACTCAACCTGCTTGGCACTATCTCCTGTAGCTACGGCTTCCTGCATGTCTTTTGTCACTGAAGCCTGTTCAGTAGCTATTCTGTCTCCATATTCATTTACATAACCAGCATCAAGGCTGGAGACTCTATGTTTTAATTGCTGGTTTTCTGTTTGAACACCTTTGGCAAATTCAAGTGCCGCAGTTTGCTGTCTTTCTGCTTCCCGCACCTTCCGAGTAAGCTTATCAATTCTTTTTTGAACCTTACCGCTATATTCCTCATGCTCGGAAGAAGCTTCTTTATCCATACTAGGTTTAACTTCAACGGAAACTGGGGCACCTTCGGAGGGTAAATCTACAGTCATATTCTCTTGTTCGGGCATGGTTTTCTCCCATGTTAAATGTGCAGGATATCTTCAGGGTCCTGAATGACGGCAATTACTTCATCATCATTAAGTATACGAACCTCGCCGCCGTCAATCTTAAAACGAGCGCCCGCATACCTTCCAAATATAATCCAATCCTTTTCCTCGCACCAAGGATCTCCTGGGAACTTATCTTTATCGTAATAGGCTAGAGGACCTACACTGAGTACATAACCACACACAGTGGCTACTGAATCTCTATCCACAACCTGATCCGGAAGAAAAACACCGCCTTCAGTTTTACCTTTTCCGCGATAAGGCAATACTAACAAGCGCCATCCGGTAGGTTTAGGAAGTCTCTCTAAAGAGGAATCCTCCAGTTTATTAGGGTCCAGTATTTTTTCGTCTCTTTTTATATATGCCTGTTCTAAAGAGATTACACCTTCACTTACTTTATCCAGATCTTCTTTGGATGCTTGTGCCATCAATCCGCCTTCTCTAGGAGTTGTCTTAATTCCTGTCCTATATAATCTAAAGACTCCAAAGATCCAACCAATTGTTTGTATTCTTCCAAACTTTTTACAGATCCTCCTGTGAGCATATCTGTTATCCTATTTCGTCTTTCTTGGATTATTTTTAATAAATGTTCCGCTAAAAGTACACCGTCCATAATACTTATTAGGCTCCTACCTTTGTCATGGCTTTTTTGTGAGCTTGTGAAAAAGTTTCCCCCTTACGCATAAGTCGCTTCATGTAAGCCATATGCTTATCTGAATGATGCTCGGAGTGTTTTTTCAAGGTGTTTTTTTGGCGTGTGGATAGCTTCACTTACTCACACCTTTGTACTTTTCAAAGCTTCTAAGACCGCCTAATCCAAGCATTCCCAAAAGAACCGGCATCATAGCACTTAGATCAACTGGAGGTAGTTGGATAAGGTGACCCGTTTGGGCAAGAACAAACGTAGCCATAGGCTGTACTAGATACGTGTAGAATAAAGCAACGCCACAGGTCCATCCTACAAATGGTCGCCATCCAGCAACCAGAAGAGACCTGTGACTTGCTTCCTGTTTATTAACCTCTAGCTGGGCTAGATCAATACTAGCTAGATGTGCTGTAAGCTTTGCCTCTATCTCTCTTTCGGCCTTTGCTCTTTCCTCCTTATTAGGAAAGAATCTGTCTAAAACATCCCCTACTACAGGAAGTAGACTCGGCAAAAGAGCGGCTATAGCCATTACTTGGAACTCCCGTTAATCATGTCACGCAACTTATTTGTATAGGCCCACAACGCACTAATTTGCTTCTCTTGCATGTCCGTTTGAGCCCTAAGTTTAGTCGTTTCCACAAAAGTATTCCGTGAAATAATGTCATCCACATCCTTACGAAGTTCCTTGACGCTGGAAGAAAGTTTTACAGCAACTACTACTAGAGCCAAAAGACCCATAACTTGCTGCCAGTAGTCCTTTATGAACCAAACTTCTGCTTCCATAGAAACCCATCACTTACGACTTTTCGTGTATTACTACGGCCACAGCGGCTACAAGCAGACCTGCCCATACCCAATGAATATTGGCTGTAATTGCCCACATACCAACAGCACCGACACTAATCGCTGCATAGGTAGAAGGTTCTGTTAACCTTTCGGTTACCCAGTGAATCAATCCTTGCATGTTGACCTCCTGTCTAACAATATGTATAGCTACCATCCCGAATAGCGGCACCCATACCTTTTTTCTTACCTTTTGATACCATAACAGTAGATGTAGAAGGCGTGTCAACAGACTTAGGTCCATTGTAGGGAACTGTTCCCTGACCTTCGATAACTAGTCCTTTGGCAACTTTGCCTATAGACTTACCGTCTTTTATCACAGCCATAACTTGCTCCTATTGGTTTCTCTGCTTCATAGTCTCGCGCTCCTTAGCTGCGTCAATACGGGCTTGCGCGATATCCTCTGTGGATTTAATACGGGCCTCCCCAAGAGCCGCATTTGTACTTGCTTTCTGTCCATCAAGCTGCAATCTAGCTTGATCCACGGCATTCTCATTAGCGTCTCTCTGAGCCTTAAGTTGCAGATCCTGTTCCTTTAATGCAACTAATGGGTCCGGTTGCCCTTGCCCACTGATCTGCATACTCATGGCTTTTACCTCCTGCATACCTTGTGCAATAAGTTCTGCAACCATTGATTCCATTTCAAGAGCTTGTTCCATACTCGGAGCTTCCTGCATTTGTGCCATTTGGGCCGCTACTTGCTCCTTAGCTCTTAAAGCAACATGCTCCATGACATGCTTCTGAAGGGATGTAGCTACTTGTGGCATCTGCATTACCATACCAGTAGATCCAAACACAAGATGAGACATAATATGAGCGTTATGGTTTTGTCCTTGAAAAGCTGTTAATTGAATCATATCCAAAGCCTCTGAATTTTCCTGTGCGGGATCTTTTGGCTCTGGCTCTCCCTGATCCGTAGGTTTAAGTATAGTATCAACGTCCCGTACTCCAATCGCCTTGTACATTCTTCTATAAGCTTCGTACAGGTTATGTAATTCCGGAGCCGATTGAGCAAGCTGAAGCTCTGTCTGAGCCAACGTCACACGTTGGGCCATGGAAAAAATATTAGGATCGGAGACAGGTACAACGTCAATCCTGTCATCAAAATCCTGTGCCTTAACTTCTCGGGAAGCCCCTACAACATTGTAAGGATATTCCGGGGGGAGTGATTCACCGAATACTCGGGCAAGGAGAAAGAACTCATCTTTTTGTGCATAGTGCAACCGCTTATGTATAGCAGACATTACCTTTGCGCCCTGCTCAAGCATTGCAATGGTTGTGCCAACAGCAGCTTGTTGGTTGCCATCACCTACCTGTAAGTTGGATACTGCTGCGAACCGTTGACCAGCTTCTACACAAAAACTCATCAACTGGAATAATGTTTGATCGGCACCTTTGTAAGGAAGCATCATCAATGCATCTCGAATAGCTCCTCCAGGTGCGTCTACGTCCCGGAATTCTCCCGGCGACAGCGGCTCATCATCATTCCGTATACGGAGGCCCCTCGCTTTGAACCCAGCAGGGAGGTTGGACAGGGTTCCAGCGTCTATGAGCTGACGGAGCGCGGCTGTCGCCGTTCGACTCAGTCCACCAATCATGTGGATGAGACCAAGCCCATAAAACCCGAATCCGGGGAGAAATTTGAAGTGTACAAAATACTGTATCTTCTTTTTTCTCTCATCATCAGGATTCCAGTTTCTACGAATACTTAATACCTGACCATTGTTCTCGGAAACCGTAACTATGTACGGCAACTTAATTCCTGTGGGCTCTCCGCCGTCACCTGTGTCCTCGTATCCGACTATGTCCAGATCAACATGACACTCCAAAAGCGTTACTGTGTTGTCCAGAATACTTGCCTCAACCCCGCCTATCTCATCCATCTCTTTCCGTATTTCGGAATCACTCAGGGATTGGGAAGGAGAAACCTCTATGTCTCGGTAAAATTCCCCAACCTGTTTTTTACGAAGCTCATTTTCACTAATCTGAATTACATGTGTTACGTTTTCGGCTGTCTCCAGATCCGTAGCGGTATATGGAACTACAAGCTGCTCTGCTGGAACAAACTTGCTTACAGCTCGTCCAAGAAAATCGTCGTAGTACACTTTTTTGAAGGTAGATCCGGATAGCGGGAGATAGAACAACATCTGGTCGAATTCAGGCGTGTACTCTTTCATCACACACATTAGTTCGTAATTCATAAAATGACGAACACGTTCCGACTGCTGTTCTACTTCAGGAGTTATTTCTCCTATTATCTCTGTCCTAACCGGACCTCCGGAAGGAAGCAACTCGCTAAATGCCTGTGCCTGAAACTGGGTGACAGCTTCTGCAAGTAAAGGATGTGTTACTCCTGTAGCTCCACGAAATGGTTCCGCTCTCTCTTCATATTTAAAGCCGAGAAGTTCAAGACCATTTGTGTACGTTTCTTCCCAGTCCTTGCGACTATTCTTATTGTTTTCATATGCATCCATAATCTCGGTAGAAATTTTTCCAAGATCACGGTCATCCATATCTTCTGCAAGGTTGTCGTAGAAATCTCCGGCACCTTCCCTTTTACTGCGAGGATCAAAGTCAATGACCACTCCGCCGTCGTCTTCCATCTCTATGTTGAGACCCGGAGCTTCAATAACCGTAGTATCCTCTACAGCAATATCGGCCCCCGGACCATCTTCTAGTTCAGGGTAGGGAAGGCCCTCTTTTCTCTCTACTAAAGAGGCCGTACTAAGATTGCTTCTGGGTAATGTTCTTTCTGCCATCTTTTACCTCAATACTGGGGCCCAACAAAGGGGATACCACCACCACTATTAAACAAAGGTGTTATATCCAGGGTGCTTCCAACATCGCTATCGCTAATCCGTCCTGAGCCACCAAGCTGACTCATATAGGCCTCATACCTTTCCCGAATAAAACTACTTTGAGAATTACGTAAAGCAGCTTGCACTTCTGGCCTTGCCAAGAATTCGTACAACTGTTGAGGCGATACTTGCTCTGGAGAATCCTCTATGGCAATAAATTGTTGCTCTATTGCGTTAGGCATCATAGCCCCGCTAGGACCTGTCGGCTGATACCCTTCTGGATACTCTCCGTGTAGCTCAAAATAGTGCTGGGCAACACCGCCATCTACCCCAGCTCCTCCCGGATTTAATTCTTGGAATACCATCTCGCCAAAGGACACGGGATTAGGCAACCTATCTGCTTCTGTACCTGTCATTATACGTTGCTGCTCTACGTCCCTGTCGCTAATGCGTCCTCCCGGTCCTGCTGGGGTTAACTCATTTAGCATTCTACGTTGCTGCTCTAGAAGATCCCTGTCGCTAATGCGTCCTCCCGTAGTTGGTGGAACGTTGTACGCATCCCTTGCGAACTCTCTGTCGTACTCAGTTGCTCCAATCGCGTCTTGCAAGAACTCCTGAAAATTTCTAAGCCTTGGCTGCGGGTCTGTTCCCGCCCCGTACATTGTGCTATCGCCTTCTACAAGGTTTCCGTGGGCATACTTCTTAGGAACCATGCCTCCTCCATAATAGCCTAACGGCCTAAATCCAATTCCGGGCATCTTTGCCTCCTATGTATTTCCCAATAGTTGTTCTATACCTATTGGGTTATATGTCGGTTGATCCCTTAAAGAAAGATACTCATCGGAAACAGTATCAAAGTACTTGCTAAGTTCTTCTAACTGCTCTGCTCGATACGCTTCTTCAAGTCCTTTTAGTCTACGTTCCTGTTCAAGTCTGTCTTCCTCCCGTAGTTGTTCTACCTTTTCCAACGTGGGAACCGTCTTCCACTGGTCGGTAAAGGTTTCTTCTCCAAGATACGGTTGTCCTGTCTCGCCCGAAAAGTCGTGTGCGGCAAGTTCCGACATCTCTGGTATCTTTAAGCCCCTCTGAGCATAGCTTTGTGCCGCAAGATACATTCTTGTCTTGTCCCGAAGAGCTGGAGTCTGCTTTGATAGCATCTCAGCAATAAAGCTTTTAATAACACCCAAGGGAGACCTTGAAATAAAAGACATAATCGGGGCATCTCCAAAGAAGTCTGATACCTTACCTACGTTATTGCTTATCCAGCTGCCAAGGTCCGAAGTTTGTCTGGCGACCCAGCTATCTTTAGCAGCCTTTTCTGTTCTTGATAACCATGAACTTCTATCAAACCCTAATTGCTCCGATACTGTTTCATAGGGTTTAAAATAATTTTCCAGACCATACATGGTGGGATTCTTTTTTGCTGCTTCTGTTACGTACCTGTGAATCGCATTTTCAATCGACAGGTTAGGAACGTCAATCGGGTTAAGGTCCCTAGTCAAAATAGGTTTTCCGTCCTCAGTTGTGATAACTGTGCGATCTTCAGGATTTAGTTTATCCGGGAGATACGGATTATCTATGTTTTTAGTAAGATCAAAAGGCTTATCCAGGTTGTACTTATTTATCAGTTTTGCCATATCCTTGGTCCGCTGCATCATCTTCTGTCGCCGATAATGAGGTTCCAGCGTATCCAGTCGGTATTGGTCATTAAACTCTTGCAATGCTAACTGTTTATCGAAATCAAAATCTTGATTATCTAAAACAACATCAAAATCCTTAAAATCAAATTTAGGGATAATGTCCCGTCTAAATACTCTCTCCGCTATTCTGTCCGCATCGAATAGTGTGCTGTCTTTATCTACTATGACATTTGAATCCGCAGGTGAATCTGCCGGTGTGTCTCCTCTTGTATCTGCAAATACAAAGCCTTCGCCAGTACCTGCGTCACCGCTATCAGCCATACTATCCGCTATATTCTGAGCTTCTGCGGGGGTCCATCCGAAAGGGCTTGCTGCCGGAGAGGTTCCAGAACCTGGAGATAAGGACGAACCCGGAGGTCCCCCGTATGTATACCCTCCAAACATGCCTCCTGATGATCCGAGACCCGAAGAAGTGCTTGCTGCCTGACCCATTGCAGTAGCAACTGCCGCTGCCGCTGGACCGAAACCAAAACCACTAGCTGATCCCGGACCACTGGTCCCAACACCGGGGCTAACACCGGGAGCAGTGCCGGGTCCCATATATTCAGGCAGACCTGTTTCAGGATTAATGGTTCCGGCTCCTCCGGCTTTCCTTAGCATTATAGCTTCCGCTGGAGTTATGTGAGCCAGATCCCTGTCGTTAACACGACCCATACCTGAAAGGTCATCCACAAGGACTTCCGCAACCTCCGCCTTATCGGCAGGAGAAAGCGCACCCAATCCAAGATGGATGTCTCTCAGAATGTCTCCCGGAAGTCTTGCCATTATTTCTTGCTCGTATGTTTGAAGAACTGCACCTGTTTCTCCCGCTTCTTGGCCGCAGCTTTGCTGGAATACGTGCCAAGGTTCCTTCCCGCCTTACTAACCAAGCGGTATTTGTTACCTATCTTACGAATCATACTATAGTTTCCTCTCCAACATACCAGTTAATTCTATACTATAAAAGGACTGGCAGTCGATAGGGTAGATGCCTCGACAAACCCTCCAGCATGAAATTGCTGTACCGATCCTATATGAGGGGCCTCCAGAAACTCATCCAGCCTTAATGCCTCCATGTCCGCTTTAAACTGCCCTTTTGTATAATCTTTTCCAACGGATTTCTCGGGATCTGTCAAAAGCGCACCATCCGGAGTATTTTTGTCATAATTCGTCCAGTACTCGTCTATAATTCGTTTAATAACCTTTCTTGACGTAACAGGCTCTGCTCGTGACATACTGTACATCAGTTCGTGGTTTGGGACATACTCCGTACCGGGTTCCGTGTATTCTGTAGTATAACCTTGGAAAATCAGTGTTTCATTATCGGGAGCAAAAATTGTATAATATTTGTCCAACCCTGCGCTTCCTGTGGTACGTCGGTGTACTGGAAATCCTCTGTACCAAAATGAATTCTGGTCGGGTTTTCTGCCCCACTCAGTAACTCCTGAAAACGGAATTGTTCTAAAATAATAGCTCCTTCTTGGCATAAGGGAGATCATTTGGTTGACCTCCGAGTCAGGAGAACCTCCCGTCACTTTAAAGTCAGCAAGGGCATGGCCTCGTATATTCTCAATATCGTCGTCGCTTCGTTGCAGTACCCGGCTTTCATAAGTGAGAGGTCCCGGATCTGCAAGAGGTGCGGCTTTCTCAGCGGCTTCTGCTCTCTTTTCCTCTGCTATTCTTTGCTCCCGTTCTTGACTTTCTTGCTCGCCCCCCTCTTTCCAGTCTTTCTGACGTTGGATAATCTCCTCTTTCTCTGTAACAGGCATGTTCCATTCATCGTCAAACGGTTGGGGTTTGCGTTTTATGACTGTCTTATCCCCTACCCCTCTGTCCACATACCGGGCCAAGTGCTCCTCAGACGACACAAATTCCCAACCATCAATTGTAGGATCTTCCAAGCCCTGATAAGCATCCCTAATATATTCGGCTTGAGGTATGGGTGCGAAGCTGGCCGGATATAAATAGCTAGGATCTGTGAAAATAAGTTTAGGATCTATTTCTGCTACAAGAGTAGTTCCAGTCTTGTCTGCCATCCTAGCTATTTGTCGTAGCTGATTTATTCGGTCATCGGTTGAAGTGTCCCTATCAACTCCCTCCAGTGTCCCCCACTCAGTTTCTCGAGTCTGGTGTGTTTGATACAAGTCCTTAATAAGGGCCTCGTTTTCGTTCTCTGTTGGTACTACAGAAAGATTAGAGCCATCCTTCATCTTAAAGTGTATTCCTTCGGTTGTTGAAGTAGGCACATCCCAGTTTATACCGTATCTTACATCGTGCTTGCGATAATTCGGATCTTTCATTCTCCCCTCACGAAAGTCCTGATCGTCGGATATTACTTCCCTAAAAAATTCCACTAGTTTATTAGGAGAAGACTTAGCAAGGTCCGTGGGGCTTGGTTCCACAGTAGTTTCAAATGTCTCTACTTCCCCCGTAGTTTCAAACTCAGGTTCTGCATCTCTCGTAATAGCTATGCTCGGATCTATAATACTTCCAAGTTCTTCCACCATCTGAGGATCTTCCTCAACCTGTGGTACGTCCTCCCGAGAAGGGTAAGGTACGTCCACTTCAGGCCTTTCTATGATAGGCCCCGGATCTGCAAGAGCAGCTGCCTCCTTTGCTGCTTGCTCTCTTTCAAGGTCTTCCAGAATTTCCCGAGAGGGTCCGGCTCCTCCGGGAACAATGTTACGCATAATATCTATTTCAGGTATGTCTGAACGGGGAGTTCTCCCGGTCCCAGGAATACGGTAGGGTACGTCCACTTGAGGCCTGTTAATAACAGTTGGAACACTGCCCCTCTTTTTGTCTTTACCAGCCACTACTAGTCCTGCCTGTCATACAGAGGTTTGTCCATAAGACTGCCCCTTGCTCCGCCTATCATTACGTCACTTATATATTTGGAAAGGGCCGTGGCCCGTGCTGCGGTTTCCGCGCCGGGAGGTCCGGGAACCAGTATATAGTCACCACGGTCCATTGCTTCCTGTAACGGGTCCTCTGGCTTGTAGAGCCCCTGTTCCCCCATACGGATAGTTGGATACAGAACCTCTCCGCCCAGAGAGTCCACATAGCTGGAAGAACTGCGGATAGTTTCCTTCTGGTCCGTGGTCGGTGTTTCAGGGTCCATGGCCCTTTGTACCCAACCGGGAAGTTCCTCCGGAAGTAAGGACGCAATGTCTTGGTCAATTTCAGCCATAAGGGTTCCTGTCATAAAGTGGCTTGTCTACGAGGCCACCTTTTCGCCACTCCCCAACTTCTCCAAATGCAGGTTTCGTTTCTTCTCTGGTGTTAAATGTTACAAAGCTCCGTCTGTCCTCTTCTGTCAGACCCCGTACTTCTGCAAGTGCTGTGTTCTCGTACTCTATTCCAGCAAAGCCTTGGTCCTGTAGTATACTTCTATACTTATTTATGACCCTTGAGGACCAAGAAGGCGGGACCCATCCGAAGTTCATTATGTAATCTCCAATAGACACATGCTTTACCGTTTCAGGCGGGTTGTTTCCTCTAGGAGTTGTGTACTTTACTTCCTTGCCCGAGAATCTGTGGTGTTCTGGAATGTCCTCAGTGTCAGGAGCCTCTCCTCTTTGCAGCATGTCAAATATCTTGTGTGCATCATTCTTCTTCATTTTTCTGGAGTACCGCATAAACTCTGTGAAAAGATCCTTGTCGTTTTCAAACACTACCTGAGCTATGTCTCTCTGTATGGCTCTTGTATCAAATTCCATAATATCTCGTAGGTGCAGGTCCGGTATAAGCTTATCTGATAGATCACCGTAGTGTCGCCGCAACGCAGTGTCATATACACGCTGGTCTATCTTTTTCAGGTTTGTAGGTATGTCCCCCGGATACACTCGCGGTTCGCCCTTTAAAGGACTGTCCCTATATTGCCCTAACACTCCAGCTGCAAATCTGTTTGGTACACGGGGTGTTGCCGCCCAATGCGTTCCAAGGTCCCCGTATCTTGCTTGCATAGGCTGGATTACATCTGTTGACACAGGAAACCTATCGGGGTGCCCCATTGTTTCCTCACCCCAGTTGGAACCATGGTACGCTCTACGCCATGCTACATCTTCCGGAGGGCTCTCCGCACGTATCTCTTCCATAGTCTGTTTGGAAGGAGGTCCAATAGGAAGTCTTGCAGCCAAAGGGTCAATGGGCATTGCATGGGTGGGAGGAAGTGAACCTGTTCCGGGACTATGGACCGTGGGCCGTGTAACAGGGGCCCCGGCTCTTGGAATAAGATCTCCCGGTTTTCTAGGAGTAAGCCATCTATCTGTAGCCATAAGGGTTCCTATCATAAAGTGGCTTGTCTACAAAACCACCTGCGGCTTTTTCTACTTTTGGTGCATACGATTGCTTTCTGGAGGCTAGTTCCTCTGTAGCTATTCTATTTAACTCTATTATGTGTGCAGCTAGTTTCTGTTCATAGGGAGTAAGTTCACCTAGTTCTCCGCTCATCACTCCAGTAGCAGTTCTCCCATAGTTGACGTGGTCTTTTTCAGTACGCTCGAATTTTTCTGATGTACCTATAGGGCCTTTACTAGCATAATTAAGCTTCAAATCCCCCATTTCCCAAGGAGGGTCTACATCTCCTTCCCTAGTTCCAAATCCTATTGAATCTAACACCTGCAATATATCTTCTTCATAGAAACGGTTAGATCCTTCTGGTAGTTTTCCAGCCTCTTTAAGAAGTCGTATTCCAGCATGACCCAGTTCATGGGCCATAACCCTGTCTCCTGCATCCTGCTGCAACATCCCTCTGGCTTCATGGCCAAACATATCCACCAGATCTGTAGCGTTTGCACGAACTATACCTGTTGCGGGATAGAACCTACCTCTAGTACCCCTGCCATACATAGGTCTATCTGGATCATCCCCCATGACATACGGAGGGTCTGTCTCAGGGTTGCCCATTATATTTTTGATGTACTGAGAGACATCTCCTCCTGACTTTTCTCTTATATCCCAGTATGCCAGTTGGCCCAGAGGAGTGGTTGCAAGTTCTGGGTCCAATTCTACCCTGTATTCCAGATCCCCAAGTCTATGTTGTTGGTCAGCCATGTGAAGATCCCTGACAGCAGTCGCCGTCTCCTACACACTTACAGTCTTCACACTGGTAATGACCATGCACAAATACCTTTGGCTTTGTACAGCCACAAGTAAGGCACGGCTCATAAGAAATTTTCTGTTCGTCGGGAATAGTTTGGTCAGCCATAGTAGCTCCGAATATACGTGGACGGTTCCGTGTCTACCCAATCGTCACTGGGCAGTTGTACAAAGTTCCCCTGACGGTATCTCATCAGGGCTTGCGTGGTACTATCAACAAGGTCATCGTATTCCCCATTGGGGAAAGCGGAACACTCTTCGATGACTTCATCTGCCCAACGTTCTTCGGGTGCCCATATCATGCCGCTTTCAAAAAGTGGAGATACAGAATGCACCCTCGTTACCTTATCGTTTCCTTTGCTCGGAGTAAAGTTTACAACAGGTATTCCCACTTGTCTAAGCTCCTGCGTCAGCGGCATCCCGGATGCCTTAGCTTCCACGATTACCGTCTCAGGCTCCCAGAAGTTATACTGATCCAGTGCCGTACTCTTTAGCTCGGGAAAGTCCCACCGCCCCTTCTTTGCATCCAGTAGGATAAGGTTCGGGGGTCCCTCCTGCTTGGGATGGAATACACCCCAGGTGGTAATGGCAGAATAGTCCGCTGTTTCCTTCTTGCTGAAAGCCGTGTCATAACTTTGTATAACGTACTCCAGTTGCGGAACCTCGTCATGCTCCCAGCGTTTCCACCACTCCTTCTTGATAATCGCCCCTTCTTCCGAAGTAGGGTTCTGTTGCCACTGTGCGTTCCACTTTCCAACAGATAAAGACGCACGTACTCCCTCCAGCTCCTGCAACTTCCAGTATTCCGGCCAACAGGCGTTACCGGAAGGCATGATAGCAGGAAACTCCACTACCTCCCACTTGTCCGCATGTTCGTCTTGGCCCTGTGCCTTGATTACTTTTGCAGTCAGATCCCGCAACGACCAACGGGTCATTACAACAACTATAGCCCCACCCGGCTGGAGCCTCTGCCGGGGACCCGAAGTATACCATTCGTAGGCATGTTCCATTGCAGTATCAGAAAGTGCATCCTGCTCCGAATGCGGATCGTCAATAATTAACAGATCTGCACCACGGCCTGTAATGGCACCTCCAACACCAGACGCAAAGTACTCCCCTCCGTGGTTCGTGGACCATCGTCCCGCAGCCTTACTATCTGCCTGAAGTTGCACGTCATCAAAAACTTTTTTGTACTCATTTGTGTCCAGAAGGTTACGAACCTTTCTGCCAAAGTTGACTGCAAGTTCTGCCGTATGGGTGGTTTGAATGATTTTTGTTTTAGGGGCGCGGCCAATGATCCATGACGGAAAGAGATAGCTTGCAAACTCTGACTTCGTATGCCGTGGAGGCATATTGATAATCAGGCGTTTATTCTTTCCTGTTGCAATGTCCTCGAACTTTTTTGCAATCATGGTGTGATGGGCCCCATTAATGAAATCAGGCCACATCTTTTTTACAAATTTAATGAAGTCTTCACGGCAACCCTGAGTCTCATCCAGTTGTGCCAGTCTAAGTTCTAATTTCAATCTTCTTTCTGCTACCTGTGGCGTTTCAAAACCATCCATAAAGTTACCTCCGGGGGACCCAGTTAGTAAGCAAGCTTATTAATAAATGTTTCACGTGAAACACTTAAAAACACACTTGTTAATTGGTTTGTTTTTTAACCCTATTATTTGAGCGAAACAAGGTCAAGGTCACTATGTTCGGAGGTAGCCTAGAAAATTTCTGAGGTGGGCTCTGTAAGTGCCTGTTCTATCAGGGGAAACAGGCTCGCGGGCCCCTAGGCCCTACGCTGCGACCTCGGGCCATGTCCGGCGAGCTGAGGTGAACGGGCTCAGACAGGGATCGAAGGGCCCAGGGACCGGGTGGACAGTTTTAGGGAATGGGTTTTTGTCCACCTGGGGGCTGGTGACGGGGATCGAAGGCAGCGATCGAAGGCAGCGATCGAAGGCAGCGATCGAAGGACCGGAGACGCTCGAAGGCCCGGGCCATGATGGGATGGCGTGGGCCTTGGTGGGATCTTCTGGGCTCTGGGCTCTGGG